AGCACTCCAACCTACTATTGTACTTTTGCTTGCGGAAGTTAAATCTTGACCAGCTAAACGACCTATGACAACATTTTGTGCACCAGTTAAAACACCTGTACTAACTGCAAAGGATCCGATAATTACATTTTCTCCGCCAGTAGTTAAGGCTCCACCAGCTTCATGGCCAATAGCTACGTTGTTATCTGCAGATGTTAAAGCGTCTAATACGCTACTACCAATTGCTACGTTAAATTCTCCACCAGCTACTGCTCCAGCCATAGCATTATAACCGATTGCTATATTGTCATTCTCTGTATCAGGAACTTCTAAAGCTACTCTACCTAATGCTACATTTCTAGCCCCAGTTGTATTTCCCAATAAAGCCCCAAATCCGAACGCACTATTGTGGTCACCTGTGGTAATTGCTTCTAAAGCTCTAAATCCATAACCCGCATTTTGAGCTGCAGTATCGTCTGTACCTGAAACATCGTGAGTATAAACTGAATTACCACCAGCACTATAGAATGGAATACTATTAAAGGTAGTACCAGTAACAGTACTTGATCCAGTTATAGCACCGTCTACTTGTAAGGTAGATGCCATATCAACTGCACCATCTATATCCACTACATCTAAATTAGCTGTGCCAGCCACATCTATTGCTCCAGAAAAGTCTCCTGTTGCAGCATCAATCTCGCCAGAGATTGTTAGGTTACGCATACCCGTTGAATCTATGTTTGCATCCGTGGTAACCACTTTACTAGCAATCGCTGTACCAGCGGTTAAGCCATCTAATAATTCTAGTTCCGCTTCAGCCAGGACTGCAGAACCTGCAGTGAAAGCGCTGCCTGTTACAATACCACTTGCTGTTACTGTAGTAGCTGTTAAGGCTTGTGCAGCAATCGTGCTGCCAGAAGCTGCCGTAAAGGTATTAGCCGTCATAGTGAAGTCAGTAGCTCCAGCTATTTCAAAGACTAAAGTATCATCGGTATTAGCTGAGATCGATGTATCTAAATCGTCATCAAAATCAATCTTATTGTTTACACCATCTATTTGTACACCAGCCATTATATAACCACCATAACCCCTTCGATAGTTACAACTGCCGCAATAGTAATAGGCCCAGCAACAACTGCATGACCGACTATTTGATTAGCATTAATTTCTGAATCGTGTTCAGGGATTTGTTCTGATGCGGGAGCAGTGCCAATATAGAAAGGACCGCCTCCTTGTTGTATTGCCATAATAGTTACTCCTTAAGTGCTTATTGCATCAACTCTACTGATCCAAGCATGTACTCCATTTGCAGTGCCACAAAGTGCTCGAACAACATCACCGTTATTTAAAATTATTTTTGACCCACCGGACACTAACTCTAAAGAACCTGCGGGTGGAATTGAAGCACCTTTAATAATATAAAAATCTGTACCAGCGCCATTAAGGTCAATGTAAACATCTATTGTAACTGTAGTAGTTAAAACATTTGCTAGTCTAAGTCCTACAACTGCATCATCTGAGTTAGCCGTTAATAGGTTAGTCTCAGAGTTGGTAATTACTATACCGGTTGATTCAAAATCTTGTGCCATAATATCTCCTTATATCACAGGGCGATTGCCATCGCAACTGCAAATCCTGGGGTTGTTTTTGTGTCTAATTGGGTTTGAATGTTGCTAGTAACACCATCCGTAAAGTTTAATTCTGCCGCGGTTGCGGTAACTGTGGTACCAGCGATAGACAGTGCATCGGTTTCTAAGGTGCCGTTAATATCAGCATCACCTTCAATATCAAGTGAGCCAGCATCAAGTTCGCCAGTTAATGTTACATTTCTAAAACCGGTTATATCTTTGTTGGAATCTACAATTACAGCTAATGAAGCTGATACTGTTCCTGCGGTAATCCCATCTACTAAATTTAATTCTGCGGCGGTAGAAGTAATAGCGGTGCCACCTAAAGTTATTGCATCACCTACCGATAAGCCACCAACGACAATATCCGCTAAATCATAACCAGTACCACCAGTATTAACCGTGGTCCCCGGTTCGGCTTGCAAGTCATCAAAGAACGTGAACGGGTCGCCCGTTGCACTAACATCTCTAAATACTCCGGCAAACTTAGCAGTGCCACCAACACCATATTGTCCGTAGATACCAAAGTCTAATGCATCGGCACTAGTGCCTTGATCTTTGGCCAGTTTGAACATAGCATCCGCTACCGCAACCGTAGTTGAATTAACCGTGGTGCTCGTACCGCTGACCGTGAAGTTTCCGGTTACTGTTAAGTTATCATTAATTGTTGTTTCAGAAGTAGAGTGACCAATAGATATAGGTACTCCAGAAGTAGCCGTTGCAATAGTAATACCATTAGTTGTATTAGAATTATCTATGTTTAAAGTTGTCGTACTATCAAGTGAGATATTAGAACCATCAACAACTAAAGTACCATCAATATCTGTGTTGTCTAAATTAGTGGTACCGTCAACATCTAAATCACCATTAAAATCTGCATTACCACCTAATGCTAAAGTAGTAGCCATATCAACCGCGCCATCAATATCCACTACATCTAAATTAGTTGTGCCAGCTACATCCACTGCACCTGATATATCTAAAGTTGCGCCGTCTAGTTCACCAGTAATAGTTAAGTTTCTAATACCAGTGTAATCTTTGTTTGCATCTAAGATAACTGCTTTAGAAGCAATCGCTGTACCAATTGCGGTACTGCCTAAATCTAAGGCGTTAAGTTCTCCAACAACTGCAGTAATACCATCAAGTGCATTTATTTCTGCAGCCGTAGAACTGATAGCAGTGCCATTAAAATTAATTTCATCTAAATAAGCCACACCATCGATATAAATGTCTTTCCATTCTTTAGATGAACTACCTAAGTCAAAAGCACCATCATCATCAGGAATAATATTGGAATCAACTTCACCACCAAATACAATGTTATCCGTATTAGCATCACCAAGAGTTAGTGTGCCGCCATTAAATGTAGTTGTGCCAGTAACTGTTAAGGTACCGGCTACGTCTAAGTTAGCACCTAAGCTGACATCACCATCAGCATCTAAGAATACAGCTTTACTTGATGGTAGTGTACAAAATACTGTTTTACTACCTGTTGCAAAATTTATTTTAGTTGTGTTACCAGCGGAAGTATCAATGACAGTAGTTCTAGCTAAGGTGTCAGTTGATTGATCATCAACAGTACCAATACCTATTTCCCACGTGCCGTCGGACTCATGGACAATAGCATAGTAAGTAGTGTTATTATCACCAATGCCCGTTACAAAAGTTTCAAAACCAGTAGCCGCACCAGCCAGGTTTAACGTACCTTGGCCCGTTGTGGTTGAAGTTTCTTTGACTCTATCGTTAAGTATTAACGCCATCTAGTCCCCTTATGCCAATCTTATAATTGCGGTGCTTGTTCCTGCTGCTGGAAATTGAATTGTAAATGTTCCTGCAACTGTTACAAAGTCTCCGCCAAAATCTAATATACAAACTGAATCTAAATTTGCTGAAGCAGCAGCTCCACTTGATTGGTAAATTTGTGCACATCGTGCAGTTATCGTTGCAGTAGTAAAAGACGTGTCTTGAAAATCTATAAAAGCGGTAGAAGCTGAAGCACCTCCAACTACGCCACTATTGGTTAAAGTATTACCACCACTAGTATAACCAGTACCACTTATTTCGTTGTCGGTATTAAATTTTACAGGGTCTGTCGCTACACGAGTTTTAGATGAAGTAAATAAAGCTAGTTTATAAGTATCCCCACCTGATTGAAAATTGTGGTTGCCTTTTAACAACTGCTCTTTAAAAACATTACTAATTACATTAGCCATATATTACTCCTTAAGGTTGTTGAACCGGCAAAGATACTCTAACCGTGCCGTCCATATATTCGTCTCTTCTTCTTCTACCCATTTGTTCTTGCGCTAAAACCTGTAGTTCATTTGAATAACTTTGCGCATAGGTATTTAACATATCTGGTGATTTTAAAAACTTAAAAGCTTCTACAAGGCAGGCATACAATAATAACAAAGGTGCGTTATTACTAATCCACGTAGTAGTGTTACTAGAAGATAGTCCTGTTGGTTGCGCATTATACGCTAGTTCCACAGTATAGGCTGCATTTGGTGCTGGAGCAAGTAATATTGTATTGTTGTCCCAATTAGCGTAATATTTTGGAATTCCTGTAGTGGTTCTATTAGGTAAAAATTCATTTATGTAAGAAGCGTCTTTTTTTTCTAGAGCTATACGTTCGTTGTCGGTTAGACCACCTAAAGAACCAGAACCACTAAATATGTGTATGTACCGTACAAACTCAAAATCAGCAGGAATTGATCCAGGCATAGCTACAAAAGGATCGTTTGCTGTTAGCGAAGCTATTTTATATTTCCTAAATACATCTAAATCTATTTCTCTAAATAATTTAGATTCTGAGTGTTCTATAAAATCATTAATAATAGTGTCAGTTAAAACATTACTATCTGTTTCTGTATAGTCTAGAATTTGTTGTTTTAATTCTGCATAAGTTGTCATGCTATTATTATCACCGGTCCAGCATAAGCACGGTGATCCCCTCCATTAATATTACCTGTTGTTGCAGTATCTGTGGTTACTGTAAAAGTATAAGTGTTAATATCTACAACAGTTATTGTGTAACCTGCTGCTCTATTTATATTGTTTGCTGTTATACCATCAAAACTAACTGCACCATAAAATCTTACAATGTCACTACTAGCTCTAATGTGGTTTTCTTCTGTAACAGTGATTGCACTTGTACCTGCAGTACCTGTTTTAAAAGGGTTTGTTTTTAATAAAATAGGAACTACTGTTTCTGTTCTTTCAGGTCTTGCGTCCTTTAATGCTTGAGCATCAAACTTAGGGTTTTTTCTTTCTATTTGTGGGTGTTTGGCTTCAAATTCGGATTGATGTACAAAAGAACCATTCCATTCTGTTACCATTTCATTATACGGAAACGCTAAACCACTGCGATCAGAAACTGCTTTAGCTCTTTTTCCTGCTGCAAAACTAGATGACATTATAGTATACTTTCGGTGTTATGTAAGTACTAGTAGAAGAACCATCTTCTGTTAAGGCTCTATTAAACTCTTCTTCATACAACATTTTATTTTGTTGTACTAGTTGTGAGTTATATTTTTGCGCTAAATAATAAGCTAAACCTGAAAGCATACAAGGAACAAAACGATAAGGTAGGTCTGCAGAATTAGTATAGTCACCAACATCCTCTATTCTTTTTACAAAATATAAATGTACTTCACTACCGGCTGCGGTAGCATCGGGCGTAGGGTAAACAGAAACAGTGACCCTATCTATAAATCTTTGTACATAATATTGAACTGGCGTGCCTGTAGTTAATTTATTAGCTAAAGCTGAATATGTAGACC